GACAACATCACAGCCTATGAATGGCTGAAACGTGCGAGATTCTCTGGCAGGAGAGAATGCAGTTACCACGACGACACCTTTGATATGCTGGGGTGGAATTTCTACATGACACCAGATGTAGCAACAAGGGGGCTTCAGCTCATGTTGCAATTTTACACGCCACAGGGAGAGCCAATTGAAATGCCCGATATAGAATTACCTTATCCTGATTTATCAACCGGAATTTATGAAAATATCAATCATAACCAGTAACGAAGAACTCGCACAGAAGTTCATAACCCTTCTTCCAGATGATAGTGAGTGGCAATTGATAACAGAAATACCTGTCTGGGAGGAAATAAAAAAGTATAATCCCGATATAATATTATCCGTACACTGCAAGACGATTTTTCCCACCCACATTGTTAATAACTTCCGATGTGTTAATGTTCATCCTGGACTGCTACCCAATGGTCGGGGATGGTTCACACACGTTCACGCAATAGCCGAGGGAAAACCAACAGGTGCAACAATCCACCTGATGACAGAAATCATCGACAAAGGCGAAATCATCTGTCAGTCCGAAGTTCCTGTCTATGTCAACGATACCAGCCAGACAGTCTACGACAGAATAATAGCCAAAGAGCTGGAATTGTTCAAAAATAATATTGACATTATTCTCGGCGGTGAAGGAAAATATTACAGCAAGAAAGACTTTGATAAACTCTGTCAAATAGACATGGAACACGTCGGCACAATGAGGCAACATATTGATTTACTGCGCTCTCTGACACATGGGGATTACAATAACGCTTACTTCATCAGTGAAGGAAAGAAAATACACGTCAAAATAGTGTTAACATGAATAAAACAAAAGGCATTGCAGATAATATGAAATTACTAATTTTGTGAAAAAGTCAATGAATGGCAAGGCCAAAGGAATCCATAGAAAAATTACCGCAGGGATGGCAATCTGAGATACTTGAACTTTACAAAGAGGGCGGCAGCGATGTTGAGGTTAAGGCTTTGATATATGAATGGCGTGGTCGATTTTCTAATGACCTATGGGATAGATGGCTTGCGCAAGAACCTGAATTTTCGGAAATCATAAAAAATGGAAGAGGATTAAGTGAGGCATGGTGGACCACTCAGGGCCGGGTAAATCTTCAGAATAACAGATTCAATCATGTGCTTTGGTATATGAATATGAAGAACCGATTTAACTGGACCGATAAACAACAAATGGATCACACCGGAATACCCACAATACCGATTATCAAATTTACCGATGACCACAACGGAGATTAGATTACACCCGGCCTATCAGCCCCTATGGAGGGAGAAGCAGAAGAGATACTTTCTACTCACTGGCGGTCGTGGCTCCGGAAAATCATTTGCGTTGGCTGTTTTTCTCTGTGATTTGGCGGCACGTGAAAAGCAGGTAATACTCTATACAAGGTTCACACTTCAGTCGGCCCATATATCTATCATACCTGAATTTTTGGAGAAGATAGAAATAATGGGGCTTATGTCCGATTTCGACGTCAGCAAGACAGAGATAGTGCATAAGTATAGCGGCAGCAGAATAATCTTCCGAGGTATTAAAACCAGCATGGGCAACCAGACGGCGGCCCTGAAGTCCATACAGGGAGTCACGACATGGGTACTTGATGAGGCCGAGGAATTGGTAGAGGAGACAACATTTGATAAAATAGATGAGTCGGTACGGGAAAGGGGTGTGCAAAACAGGGTTATCATAGTTTTGAACCCAACTCATACAAGCCACTGGATACATACCCGCTGGTTTGAAGCAAGGCAGGCCGATACTTGTTATATCCACACAACCTATCTTCAGAATATCGCCAACCTCTCTGATTCGTTCATCGAAAAGGCCGATAAGGTGCACAATACTAATCTTACCGCATACAAGAATAGATTTTTGGGGGAATGGATGGATGCAGCCGAGGGTGTAGTTTTTACAAACTGGTCCGTTGGCGAGTTCAATCACGATCTGCAGCTTCAGTGTTACGGACAGGATTACGGTTTCTCAGAAGATCCTACTACCTTGGTTAACGTGGCAATTGACAAGCGCAATAAGAAGATTTACCTCGATGAGTTATTTGCTTTGCCCGGACTATCAACGGCTAAGATCGCAGAACTGAATCAGCATCACGCCGCCAGTGACTTGATAGTAGCCGACAGCGCAGAGCCACGGCTGATAGATGAGCTTAAGCGGGAGCATGGGTTGAATATTCGCCCCGCTGAAAAGGGACCGGGAAGCATCACTGCCGGTGTAACTGCCATGCTTGATTATGAGATTATCGTAACTGAGCGCAGCAGAAATTTAATTAAAGAGTTTCGTAATTACATTTACCTCGACAAGGGAAGTAAGATATATATTGATGATTACAACCACAGCATAGATGCAAGTCGCTATGCTTTTACATTTTTGACGAGGCCGAAATTTGACAACTGGACGGTATGAGTGTATTCGATATTTTCCGCAAAAAAGAAGCGCCGCTAAGCAATGAAGACCTGGCAGCAGTCATGCAGATGCTATACAGGCAGATCAATCGGGATATACCCGTGGTTAAGATCGTCAATAAAACCCAATTCCTGACAATAGCATATGCGGGCAATCCAACAGTATATTCAATCGTCAATCTAAGAGCTAACGCTGCGAAGGGTATTCCGTGGCTCGTTTACAAGGTAAAGAACCAGCAGAAGCTGGCGAGTTACCAGAGAATCGAAAAGAAAGATCTGAATCTCCACGGCGCAATCAAACTAAAAGAGCAGGCCCTCGATGAGGTAGATTCCGGTCCGGTAAAGAAATTATTTGACGACCCGCACCCTACAATGACATGGCAGGATATTATTGAAGCTATGTTTGTTTACCGAGACACAACAGGAGATAGTTACCTGTATATGGTTCGTAATTCCGTAAGCAAAGACATATTGCAATTTCACGTCTTGCCCGCCGACAAAGTTGAGATAATTGGAGGAATGTCTCTTGATCCCGTTGCCGGTTATGTTTGTGGTAGCATATTTGACAGCCCGCTGCCCCCTGATAGGGTCTTGCACTGGAAATACTTCAACCCTATATGGGCTGATGATGGCCGAAACTTGTACGGTATGTCTCCACTTCTTGCGGCGGCTAAGATAATCAATAGCGACAGTGCAGGTATAGATAACGAGGTGGCGAGCTTCGCCAACGAAGGTGTTAAGGCAATACTTACCGGGACTGAGAATGTCGACTTCAATTATTCCAAGCAACAGATGGAGGTGCTTCTGAAGAGGCTGCGGAGGGCCACGGCGAAGGCGAAACTTGGCGAGGGCAATATCATGTTCAACCGATTCCCTTTGAATCTTGTCAAGATAGGGGAGACACCCGTGGACTTGGGAGTGCTTACGAGTCGGAAATACAACAAAGAGGTACTATGTAATGTATACCGAATTCATCCGTCACTGGTAAGTTCAGAGGCTTCTACGCTTGATAATCTGAAGGAAGCACGAAAAGCTCTTATCACGATGTCTGTTCTTCCTGATATGGATAACCTCAGGTCGCATCTCAACCGTGAGATCACTCGTTCATTTGGACCGGGATGGTTTGTTGATTACGACCTGATGGCTATCAGTGAGCTGCAGGACGACTTGGAAAAGCTCAGCAAGACACTTGTTAACATGGACTGGATCACGGCTGATGAGAAGAGGGCTGCGACGCAGTATGATGAATACGTTCCCGGCGATTCACCGGCGAAAATACTATATACCGATATGGGTAAGGTCCCTCTTGGATATGGCATGGATAGCTCACTCGAAGACATTGACAACAATATAGATGACTTGGCAGGAGATAAATAACAAGCGCTTGCCGTTCATCCGCATGGGTGAGAGGCTTTTCAGAGGAATGTACCATACCATGACCTCTGACTACCTGTCGTCTTTGGCTGACTACACTCAGCCGGAGCAGCTCATTGATGCTGCTCGCAGTGTCGAGATAGACAGGCAGACAGTTGTTATTGCGCTGACGAGGTTCTATCAAAAGACGGCGATAGCGTTTGCCAGGTCATTAAAAGAGAAGCATCTCGGGCGCAGATTAGAAATAAAACAAGACGAGGAGTGGCTTGCTTACATAGTCGAATATATCACGACAAAGACTGGTGCAAAAATCACGAACATAATAAAATCTCATTATTCTGACATAGAAAGAATCGCCCGCCTCGCCGTGCAAGAAGGCATAGATAACGGTTATGGCATGGATAAAATAGCTCGCCTGATCAGGAAGCGGCAGGGTGAGATTGACTTGTGGAAGGCCCTGAGAATTGCTCGCACTGAGGTAGTGTCGGCGTCTTCATATGGAACGATGTTAGGAGCTGAGGGGCTTCCCGGGAGTAAAGAGAAGATATGGATTTCGACATTTGACAGCCGCAGCCGCCCCGAACACATGGAGATGGACGGAGTAAGAGTAGGGCTTGGTGAAATGTTCATGGTAGCGGGTGAGGCTATGGAATATCCGGGCGACCCCAATGCTAGTCCTGAGAATATTATTAATTGCAGATGTGGATATGAAGTTATAATAACATAGATTATGGCAAACAGGAGACAAAATGGAATAGTAGATATGGTTAACTACCATAATGCTATCATCGACACCGCCCCGGGTGCTGGCGGTTATTGGAGCAGCCCCGTCAGTTCAAGAGATAACCGCCTTGACAGGATGCATTTTTCAATACGAGGTACATGGGCGGGGACAGTAACACTTCAGTTTAAGAGGCCAGAAGATGCGACATGGACTGATTACGATGAGTACACAGAGAATACCCGTGAAATCATCGAGGATAGCAGCAACACTCTCTGGAGGATAGGAGTTGCTAACGGTGATTATACGTCGGGAACGATCATAGCAGGTATTGATTTTTCACGAATAAACGAGTGATGATAAGATCAGTAACAAGGAAAATAACGAGGCCGGTAATTGGTGATATCCTCGGCTCCCGTGTCGGGGCGGGGTGGAGGACACAAATATTACACAATTATTTAAACAGGCAGTTTTTGTTATTACCCGATTCTCAATCTGCGACTCCCGCCCGAATTATGCCATTAAGCCTAAGAATAAATGGAACTAATGATTATTATAGGTATGTGGACTCTGGGGGACTGGATATTGCGGGAAATGATTTTACAGTGGGCTGTAAATTTAGGGTAAATAATGCCCTTGCAACTGATCAGTCAATTTTCGGCAAGTGCGTATTGTCTGGCGTGCTAAGTGGTACTTATGGCTTTGTTTATCTTAATTCAACAAATACAGTTAATTGGTTTATGCAAACGTCAACGGGTTTTGTTGTCTATAATACTGGTATCGGGGCTGGTGTTGACTTGCATTTATTGGCAGAAATAGAGGCATCAACAAATACCTTAAGGATTTATAATAATGGCGTACAGATAAGCG